TTCCACTTACTTCAATAGAACCTACACTTAAATCACGTATATAAGCGTTGCCCCAAATCTTAGAAGTGCTACCCAAACTTGACCCATTATTATTTAATGGATTTAAACTTCCACTTGTAAATAAATCACCACTAATCATTAACGTATTTGAATTTATTGACAATATATTATCACTACGATAAGTTCGTAATGTTTCACAATACATATTATTAATATATGCACTATTCCAATTTTTAGTAGCAAGACCTATACTTGCACTATTGACAACATAGGAATTTAAATTAGCACTTATATCAAGATTAGTAAATGAAGCATCTGAACCACTAACAATAGAAGTTGTTCCACCTGATAAATTAGTTAAATCAAATACATTTGTTCCTTTTTTAATTAAAACACTATTGTTTCCAGAAACCTCTAATATTAAATTTTTTCCAACGTTTGGTTTTAGTGTTAAGTCATCTCCACTAATAGATGACAAAGTATGTGCATACATAATAAATGATTTATTAGCGGAATTGAAGTTATGTAAACTCATAAACTATTATAACATTAATATATATATTTTTATATATATTAATACAAATATATTATTATTATGTTATTAATACGTTTATAAACTTAATTAAGAATCGCGTTCATAAAGTTCTTGTAATGAAATATAATTACCTGATGACTCTACAATACCAAATTGTGTTGATATTGTATCACCAGTAGGGCAGTTTCTCATAAATTGCAGTTTATAAGACACTCTATTATTAGTTATTGTCGCATTTGCTAGATCATCTATAAAGCTTCCATAATACACATTATTAAATGTAACACCCATATTTGAACCAAGACTTAGATCAGTAAATACAGTTGTATTATAGCTGCCATCAAGACCAGTTGTACTATCTATACTCTTTAATGTTCTAAAACTTAATGTTTGGTCTGCTTCTGGAGAAGAAATATAGTTAACTTTAAATTCCAGTTTAATGTGTGAATTACGGCTTAATACAACTTTTTGAATAAAATAGCCATTAGCATCAACCCAACTATTGCTTACATCACCAATACCTGTTAAAAGACCAGTTCTTTTAACAGCAAAGGTGTTCCATGTAACAGGATGTTGTGAAAAATTATTTAATGGTAGTACATTTGCCGAAAAATCAATACCTGCATTAGCAATTAATTTATTGTTATCAACTGTTAAACCACCGCTAATATTTACTCCAATATTTGTTTTCCATCTAAAAATACTACTGTCATATAGCAATGATGCATATCCAGTTCCGAGTTGAATACCTGCGTTATTAGACGGTAATGCGCTTGTTGAACCGGAAGCAATAGTTAATAAAACATCAGAAATATCAAGATGTATAGAGTTAATTGTTGTAGTATTACCGCGAACAACTAAATCGCCCATAATTATAACTTGGCCGGAGGCATCTATTGTGCTGCTATTTGAGCCATCAATACCAAATGGATCAATAACAATTTCATGCATATTGCTAGATCTAGTAATAGTTCCGCCAAAATGTCCTGAGCCAATATGAATTCCAATATCAGAAGTTATTAAGCCACTAACATCTAATTTTTGGGATAGTTGTAATGCTGTAAGTCTTGATTCGTTACCACGAACAACTAAATCGCCCATAATTACAACTTGACCGGAAGCATCTTGTGTAGTGTTATTTGAGCCATCAATACCATATGGATCAATAACAATTTCATAATTGGTGCTAGAATTAGTTATAGTACCACCACGTAATCCTGACCCAATTTGAATTCCACCGTCAGATCTTATTATTCCACTAACATCTAAATTTTGGGCAAGTTGTAATGCTGTAAGTGTTGTTGCGTCACCGTTTGAACTAGTAACAACTTTTAATCCGTTAATAAGGACAGAAGATGCGCTTATATCAACAATGCCATTACTACATAAATCAATAACTGACTCATTGTTAGCAGTTGACAATCTTAATCTATTATTAACTGTTCCTGCGCGTAGTCTAGAACCTGTAAAAATATATCTGTCATCAGATCTATTAAAAATTAAATCCGCCATATTTTTATAATTTATGCTAATATTATAAATTTTAAATTAGTTAGTTAATTAATTAGTTAATTAATTAGTTAATTAATTAGTTAATTAATTAATTGCTAATTAATTAATTGCTAAATAATGCCAAATAACGCTAAATAATGCTAAATATTAATAGTAATAATTTGAAGCCGAGCCATTTGTAGCAACATTATGCATAAAGCTATTTCTTATTTGGATTTCAATTAATATATTTGTTAATACATATATATGTAGGCTTTGATAATTATTAATTTTTGGAGTAGCAATATAGTCATCATATAAATAATCTAATGTGTTAAAATTAGAGGTTAATATAGTTTTAATAGTATATGCAAATTGACTATTGTAAATATTATTAGTGTCATTATAAATAATTCTTAGTCCATATATATCATAAGGAACCTTATACTTTTGTATTTTTTTTATAATACGCTCTCTTGATTTAATGCGACTTTCATAATTAATAATAATATTGTTATTATTGTTATTATTGTTATTATTGTTATTATTAAGTTCTTTAGTAATAACTCGAATTATTTTATTATTATTAGTAGTTAATAAATATTTTGAGAGATTTAAAAAGTTGCATACTAAAAAAAGTAGATTGAGCATAATATATATATATTAAATAGACGTATATATGTTACATAATATATATGTAAAATACTTTATTTTGATTTAAATATTTTTTGAGTATTTTTAAATAATGTTACAAAAATTGAGAGATTTATATGATAATGACAGTTTACCTAATTTATTACTATATGGAAATAATTTAGTAGGTAAAAAAACATTACTTGAGCAATTATTAATTTATATATATAAGACAAATGAAAATATAGAAAATAACACACTAATTTTAAACTGTAGCTTAGGCAAAGGCAATATTAAATTTATTCGAGAAAATTTGCGTTTTTTTGCTAATACTATTACTCATAAAAATATTACTAATTTCAAGTCAATAATTTTATTAAATGCCGATAGTTTAACGCTCGATGCTCAATCAGCGTTGCGCCGGTCAATAGAAATATATAATCATACTAAATTTTTTATAGTAACTGCAAATAAGTCTAAAATAATAAAGCCAATATTATCAAGGTTTAGCGAAATATATTGTAATGACAGAAATATGGATATTATTAATAAATCATTTAAATGTAATAGCAATAGTAATAGCAATAGTAATAAGATAAATAATAAGCTTTCATTAATTATAAAAAATTTAGATAGTAAGCTAGAAACATTAAAAAATGAGTACGCTAAAGACAATGATTATAAGAAAAATGTTTTATTATTAGAGCACAGTTCATTAATATATAATAAAGGCTTAAGTGCAAATAATTTGTTAGATTATTTCACAGCTAAGTCTAATTTTAAGACAGATTATTACAAATTTTTGTTTTTTTTTAATATATACAAGAGAGAAATACGTGTAGAGGAATATTTAATATATATTATATTATATTTTTATAGCAATCCAGTAGTTATTGATTTTTCAATATTAAATTCTAATTTCTAATTTCTAATTTCTAATTTCTAATTTCTAATTTCTAATTAACTATTATTTTAGTTAAAATTAATTATTTAAAATAAAATTTTAGATTATAAAAATGGACGATTTTAATCTTTCAACAATAATTGAATCTAAAAATGAGTGGTGTGCGCGGTTAACAAATACATTAACGCCGTGCATAATCGAGGGTTTAAGGTCAATATTTACAGAAGCCTATGATGTATGTTTAGAAAACAGCGAAGAAACAAAATATTTAATGACATTTCAAAATTTTTTAAACAATATTCCAAAATGGAGTGCAGAGATTGTTGAAAATGAGAAACAGCGTATAATTACATCGAGCGCGTGCAATTATTTAGAAGATTTGATAACGTGTGTTCATATTACACAATTGAAGTCGCTAACCTCTACTCGTGTGGGTTTAAAGCAAAAAAAAATAAATATTGATATACCAGACCTTCATAAATTTATTCACAAGACGTATATCAATGTTGCGCGAAAGGTGTATGTAAATATATATTTATTTGAAAAGAATATAAAGCCCTTGCAAGTTCAAAAAAACAATAGAGAACTAGAATTATTGATTAAAGAGTGTATATTAAATACAATAAGAGAGAGTATACCGATTGAACATATATTGCAGATGTATTTAGATGAGACTCTTGAAACGGATGTTGAAGTAGAGGAGAAAAAGGAAGTAATAGTTGATAAGGAGGCACTAGAAAAAAACAAGAAAGCAAAAGAAAAGAAGGAGTTAGAGAAAATTAAGCAAGAAACAGCGGAAAAATTGAGAGAAGAAAGCAAGGCTAATTTAAAAAATACCATTTTAAATGCAAATAAGGATTTGAATGATGTTAATGTATTAGAGGCGCATAGCACTATTAAAAAGTTAGACAGCGACTCAACCACTATTAATGATACTACTAGTGAATTAGGCTCAGAGTCGGAAACAGAAACAGAACCAGACACAGATAATAATTATAAGCTTAAAATAGATAAAAAAGCACAACCAAAATTTGAGCTCGATGTTCAAAATTTGAATGAAGACCCTGATAAATTAGATTTAGATGTATTGAATTTGGATACTGAAATAAGTGATACTGAAAGTATAGCTTTAGATATAGAAGAGTTAAAATAAAGCTTTTAGAAAAAGCTTTCCAAAAATAAAAAGAAACTTTTTTAAAAAAAAAGTTTCACAAAAATAAAGCTTTCCAAAAATAAAAAGTTTTTTATTGATTAATTCGTTATATTTATAAAATTCATTTATATTTATAAAATAAATGAATTTTATAGTGCCTACATTATCAATAAGTATTATGTATGTGATTTTTAAGATTATAGATACTAAATTCATAACAAAGGATGATAGGTCAGTAAAATTAATAACTAAAGATGGTCTTGTAGTATTTTTAGCTGGAGCTATTACTATGTTCTTATTAGAAAAATTCAAGTTTTCTCATATAACAGGTGGTTCTAAAGAAACATTATCAGCTTTTACAAATAGCCCTGACTTTTAGTTTTTTTCTTTAAGTCCTTTTTTTATATATTATAACGCTGGTTTTGAGTTTTATAATATATAATATATAAAATTATAATATAAAGAGAATTGCACCAATATTAAGTTAGAACCCCAAACAGGATTTCACGCCAATACAGGTAAATTATCAATATTAAATATTTCTTGAACATTGTTAATATTCTTCTTTGCTATTTTGTAAGCATCGAAGGTGGGCTTAAGCAACACATTTTGCGGCGTATGTCTATGAACTGAGCGCGCAATCATTTTATATAATTTGAAGTCGGGATATCTCTCAGACCCGTTATTTTTATAGAGTATATTTTTATTATTATCGTCAAAAACCCATTCTATTATAATCTTTTTAATAGGCGACTTTAATTTTCTAATGTCATCTAAATCGTCAATAAAATAGTCAAATAAACTGCAGCCAAGCCTGCATAAATCGAAGCTGCTATTAGGACCAATAATGGGTTTAGCTTTATTTAAATAAGGCTCACAATTATATTGAGTAGTTGCGTCACCCGACTCAGAATAGCTATCACTGCATATAAATTTGTTTTTGAATTTGTAAATGGCTCTTCCAAAATCGATTATTTTATATATTTTACCAAAAGTAGGGACTTTATAGTGTGCGTTGTTATATTTATAATATAAAAATTTTTTAGGAGTATTTACATATACAATATTGTTTGTATGCAAATCATTATGTGTAAAGTCGAACACTTTTTGATATGTAATTAATGTAAATAATATTTGTAATATTATAGACTCCCATTCATTGTCTTTTATTTTATTATTTACTATATAATCATCTAAAGTATTTTCGCAACATTCTAATATTATCATTTCAACAGGTATTTTATCTATTGTGCAAAATATTTCCTCACTATTAAAGCTCGATTCGCTACTTTCGTCATCATCGTTGTCGTCGTTGTTTGAATCATTGTTTTCCGAATTAGTTAAATCAGTATTTGAAGACCTTGAAGAGCATGTTTCTGAACTATTTGTAGTATCAATTCCTGTATTAGTCTTGCTACTAGCATTAGTATTTAGTGGTTCATTATTTTCTAAAATATCTAAATTTTCATAGGTTAAGGTTAGCTCTAAATTAGTATTGTGTGTTTCTTGTACACTAACTTCATCGTTAGAGCTAATAGCTAGTTCGCTAATACCTAGTTCGCTAATACCTAGTTCGCTAATACCTAAATCTAAATCATTGTCACAAGTCTCGCTGTCTAGCACTAAAGGTTTTTTATTTTTCTTAGTATTGTTAAATAAATTGGCTATTTTTTCATATTCATCAAAAATGAATAAACTATTTTTGTGCTTATGAAAATAGTCCGACTCATCTAAATATTCTAAATCTTCTGTAACATTATATCTAAATTTGTTTTTAATTCCTAAAAAAGCACCATAATAGTCTAAACCATTATAAAAATTATAATTATTTAATAAACAGCTTGATAAAAATGAGAAAAATCCATCAATATATGCTGAATTATTTGGGTCTAATATTTTTTTATAAGTAGCACAATATTCGGATTCGGACTCGGAGTTTAATTCATCTATAAATTTAGGTAATTCTAAAATATTATAGTTATTTTCATACTTTCCTATCATATATTTAACAGGGTCAACAAGAGGACTATATTTGACAAATACTTCTTTGTTAAATTTATTATTGCATATATCTGTAATTGTTGCTAAAAATTTATTATAATTTATTTTTTCTAAAATTTCTTCTAATTTATACTTATTATTCAAGTTTATAGCATTATAATTAGAGCTATTTAAGCTAAAAAAAGTATTATATAATGGAAAATAATTTTGCGAATTCTCTATATCTAAAAAATCACTATTATTAAAGTTCTCAAAAAGTTGTTTATTGTTATTTTTCCTATAGTTTAATTCCATTTAATAAATAACAAATACTTATTTTTTTAATTTATAACACAAATAAATATATTAAACTATTAAGTTTAAATAGCAAATTATTGAGTTTAAATAACAAATTATTGAGTTTAAATAGCAAATTATTAAATATAGCTAATAGTTATAAAGTTGTTTAGTAATGACATTAGAATTAAAAAAATTTGACATTAAATCTATAAGTTTTAGACCAGATGAAAATAAAGGACCCGTTATTGTATTAATAGGTCGTCGCGATACCGGTAAAACTTATTTAGTGCGAGATTTGCTATATTATCATCAAGATATTCCAATAGGGACAGTAATCAGCGGAACAGAAGCAGGTAACGGTTTTTATGCTGAGCATGTTCCTAAATTATTTATTCACGATGAATATAATACTGCTATTATTGAAAATATTTTGAAAAGACAAAAGACGGTAATGAAGCAGATAAAAAAAGAAGTCGAAGTCTATAAAAAATCGAATATTGACCCACGAGCATTTGTTATATTAGATGATTGCTTATATGATGGAAGCTGGACAAAAGATAAAATGATGCGTCTCCTATTTATGAATGGTCGGCACTGGAAAGTGATGTTGGTGATAACCATGCAATATCCTTTAGGTATTCCTCCAAATTTGCGCACGAATATCGACTACGTTTTTATATTGCGCGAGCCATATATAGCAAATAGGCGGCGTATTTATGAAAACTATGCAGGTATGTTTCCAACCTTTGAGAGTTTTTGTCAGGTAATGGACCAGTGCACAGAAAACTATGAGTGTTTAGTGATTAATAATAATGCCAAATCGAATAAATTACACGACCAAATTTATTGGTATAAGGCAGAACATCATAAAACATTCAAACTCGGCTCAAAAGAATTCTGGGAAATCAGTAAAAATATGGACTCCGATGACGACGAAGAGATGTATGACCCTAATTCGAGAGATAAAAAGAAAGGCCCCAAAATAAATGTGCGCAAAACTAAATGGTAAGGCGTTGCTTCTATAATCTTGCTTCTAAATTATATAAACAACTTAAATCTTGCTCCTCCGCATGGAGGAGCAAGATACTATTAGCATCGATTATATAAACATAATTAAAGATCTATTGCTCCTCCGCAAAGAGGAGCAAAAAACTATTAGCATTAATTATAATATAACCATAGTTTTGCTACCGTACGTACGGGAGCAAAAATATATACACTTACATATATATAACCATATTTTTGCGACTGTTATAACGGTTGCAAAAATATATACACTTTGCCCATACACAATCTTGTTTTTTGCTCCTGAACGTTCAGGAGCAAAAAACATATAATAAAAACAATATAAAGAAAAAAGCAAAAAATTAAAAGTCATCACCAAATTCGAAAGTGTTTAATTTAGCATTTTTAGTTGTAAGCGAATACTCACTTACGCGGTCTTCGAAAAAGTTGGTTTTTGTTTCAATGCTAATGTTTTCCATCCAATCAAACGGATTTTTGCTTTCATAAATTTTGTCACCTCCTAATTGAACACTTAAGCGGTCAGCAACAAATTCAATATATTGTTTCATTAATACTTGGTTCATACCAATTAATCTGCATGGAAGCGAATCGTTAATGAATTCGAGCTCAATAGCTACAGCCTCGCTAATTATTTCGTGAATTTTTTGCTTTTTAAGTGGCTTTTCTAATTTGCTATGTAATAATACAGCAAATTCGGTATGTAATGCTTCATCGCGTGAAATTAGCTCATTTGAAAAGGTTAATCCGGGCATTAGACCGCGCTTTTTCAACCAATAAATAGCGCAAAATGCTCCTGAGAAAAATATACCTTCAATGCAAGCAAATGCAACAAGGCGAGTAGCAAAATTGGACTTCTTATCATTAATCCACTTTATAGCCCATTGACCCTTCTTCTTAATGCATTCATATTCATTTAGTGCATTAAATAATTTGTGCTTTTGCTCTTTATCTTTAATGTATGTATCAATTAATGTAGAATATGTAATAGAGTGAATATTTTCCATTGCAATTTGTAGGCCGTAAAATGCTCGCGCCTCACTTAACTGAACTTCGCCCATAAAACGCAATCCTAAATTTTCTAAGACAATTCCGTCACTGGCAGCGAAAAATGCTAAAATCATAGATACAAAATGTTTTTCGTCATCATTTAACGTCTCCCAATCTTTATTGTCTTTTGAAAGGTCAATTTCTTCTGCTCTCCAAAACAAATCTTCTTGTTTTTTATACATTTTCCAGATGTCTTGGTCTTTAATTGGAAACATAACATAACGATTAACGTCTTCTTGTAATAGAGGCTCCACGCTATTCTTATTCATTCTAAATAATATATGTCTATATTTTTATATAATTTTAATAAATGTTATTATTAATTTTTATTTAATTTTTATTTAATTTTTATTTATAATTTTTTATTTAATTTTTAAATTTTTAAATTTTTAATTTTTTATATTAATATTTTAGTAATTTATATTTTAGCTATATTTTTGTAATAAAAAAATCATCTATATATAATTTATATGGCTCTTAGTTTTGGAAGTTCTATTGCTAAGTATGATAAAGAAATAGCCTCA